TCTCTTAATATATACCACGAGTCTCGTAGTGATTCTTTCGCTGGCAGGATTGCTGTTGCTGATGTAACTCTCAATAGAGTTGATAGTAATCTATTTCCTAACACCATCTGTGAAGTTGTAAAGCAAGCCAACATGCGAACGAACTGGAAAGGCAATGTGGTTCCTGTTCGTGGCATGTGTCATTTCTCATGGTTCTGTGATGGGTTGAGTGATGAACCCATGGAACTAGATGCGTATGAAGAAGCACAAATCATTGCTGAGATGTCACTCAGAGGTGGTTGGAGAGGAATCTCAGAAGGTGCTACACATTATCATGCGACTTATGTAACCCCAAACTGGATCAATGATCGTGGCATGGTGCCTGTAGGTCGCATCGGAGCTCATAAATTCTATAGGTGGCATTAAGTATAAATACATTTAATAAATCTTAAAGAACTGTAATGGCATACGATTTTTTCCCCAAGAACGTAGAAGAACTTCGAAAGAAGACCAGTGGCTATCCAGCAAAACAACAAGGTGAACTTTACCTGTTGTATACCTATCTGAAAGATAAATACCCCAAATTAGAAACGCCAATCAACCTAGATATTCAAAAAAAAGGAAAGGTTAATGTTTCGCGGCAGTTGCAAGAAGATACAACAATAAAAAAAATCCAGACCGGTGCTAATATCAGTCTAAGTTTGAAATTTGGTAACGGTTCATCTGGTAACCGTGGAGTCAACAATCGAGGCAATTTATTCGAACCCGAGTTTGCGAAGGCTTTGTTGGATTGGTGGAGTGGTGACAAAGTTTCCGATATCAAAATGCTTAATGCGATTGAAGACTTAAATAAAACCTATGAACTTAGAAAAAGTAAAACATTTAACGTAGATATTATGGGCGGTGAGAATACCAGACGCCCTATCATATACCAACCAAAAATCCATCTAGACAACCCCAAAGGTTCTGGATATGATGTGGGTAAAAGTGTTACCGATATCACACTCACCACTGATAAACAATCCATATTTCTTTCGCTAAAACTTGGTACCACTACTACGTTTTTTAATGTCGGCATTCGAACTGTGTTGCCGCCGGATGATATAAAAGCTTATAATATAAAAAACCCTAACGGCAAAAAACTTTTAGAATTGTTCAATATAGACGAAAAATCGTTTTGTGATGTATTCAACGGTAAACTGTCACGTGGATATTCTAATAACGTAACACCAAAACCCGGCGCCATGGATGAGTTGATGAAGACTGGCATTGGAAAAGGATATCATATCATTCATAAAATGACAGGAAAAATTATATCCAAAAAAATGGATGATGCGGCACTAAGAAAGGCCGCAAACGTTAATAATGTCACTATATTTTATGGCGGTAAAACTGGTACGGGTAAAAGAATAGACATGGAAATGGAATCTTCTACGTACAAATTCAAATTAAATATAAGAGACACTCAAGGTGGAGACGGTTATCCGACTCGACTAATGTGTGATTTCTCATACAAGTAGGATGATATGCTAACATTAGATGATTTTATAACAGAACAGAAGAACACTCACATGACCCACATTGAGGACAAGGTTCTCTACGGTGGGGTTAACGGTACACGCCAAGCAATCTTTGCTCTACGTGATATGCGTGATATGTTGGGCGGGCATGGTGGTTCTGTGTCTGTCAAGTGGGACGGTGCTCCTGCGGTATTCGCTGGAACAGATCCCAGAGATGGCAAGTTCTTTGTTGCAAAGAAAGGTATCTTCAATAAGAACCCCAAGGTCTACAAAACTAAAGAAGATATTGACAATGACACATCTGGTGATCTCAACAAGAAACTTCAACTAGCACTTACGCATCTACCCGCACTTGGCATCAAAGGTGTTATTCAGGGAGACTTTCTGTTTGATCAATCTGAACTAAAGACTAAGACGATTGATGGGCAGAAGTATGTAACCTTTCATCCTAATACAATCGTCTATGCTATACCTGAAGCCCAAGCTGGAGCTGTCAAGAAAGCAAAGATGGGCATCGTGTGGCACACCACGTACACTGGCAGCACCTTTGAGTCTATGAGTGCATCGTTTGGTGTTGATGTGTCTAAACTAAACAAGTCTAGTGCGGTGTGGTCACAAGATGCTTTTCTAAGGGACGTTACCTCAGCAACTATGACTAAAAAGGAAACCGAGGATGTTAACAAAACTTTATCACAAATTGGAGTTCTTTTCAATTCTATTAGCGGGTCGACATTACGAACACTGGAAGGAAACCAAAACCTCGCACAACACATCGAAACATTCAACAACACCTTCGTCCGAGCAGGACAAATGCCAGGAAACTCAACAGTTCATGCCAAAAAATTAGTTGCGTGGATCACTAAGAAATACAAGAAAGAAATAGATGCACGTAAAACCGACAAAGGAAAAAGTGCACAACAGGCTAAATTAGATATACTTCTCTCATTTTTTTCACCCGAAAATACAGCAAATCTAATAAAAATGTTTGAATTACAGAAATTAATTGTAATTGCAAAAATGAAACTTATAAATAAACTTAACCAATTGCAAAGTGTTGACACCTTTGTTAAGACCAGAAAAGGTTATAAAGTAACAGGTGCCGAAGGTTATGTTGCAATTGATAAGTTGAGTGGTGACGCAGTGAAACTTGTTGATCGTATGGAATTTTCATACAACAACTTTTCACCCGATATTGTTAAGGGATGGGATAAACCAACGAGGGGTTAAGGATGGCAAAGCCATTATCTTTCAAAGATTTTATCGTCGTGGACTATAAGCCCGGCGAAGACGAATTAATAAAGTATGCCGCACACAAGCGGCATCGTGGTCGCATCGGCGAAGAGACAGAAGAAACCACCGACGAAGCACTAACATTCTCTCAGCGCCGCGCTCGCGGTCGTGCCATGAAGAAGAACAAAGCCAAGATTGCTATGGGCAGACGAAGAGCCGCTAAAAAGCCAGCGGACAATGCTCGCCTTCAAAAACGCGCACAAAAACAAGCACGAATGCAAATGTTTAAAAAACTCACTAAGGGCGCTGGTAAAGAAGACGTACCAGCGGCTCGCCGAGCAAGCATAGAGAAACGACTAGATAAGATGAAACCCAAGATTGCGAAGATCGCTCGCAAGATAATGCCTGTAGTCCGAAAGACTGAAAAAGAGCGGCGGGTTGCCAAGCAAACTAGTAATGTGAATAAGTGAGATAAATTGTGTCTTTAAGTTTTAAACAGTATTTGGTAGAGGAAACGCGAGAGGTATACTTTACCTTTGGTCGCATGAATCCTCCCACGATTGGTCATGGTAAGTTGATGCAGACTCTTGCTACAAAAGCAGGCAGAAATCCATACAAAATTTACCTGTCTCAGTCTAGTGATCCCAAAAAGAATCCTTTAAACTACGATCAAAAGATCAAGCATGTGAGAAAGATGTTTCCCAAGTATGGACGAAACGTCATTCTCAACAAGAAGATTAGAAACGTATTTGAGATTGCAGTGTCACTGTACGATCAAGGCTTCAACAGAATTACCATGGTTGTTGGCTCAGACAGAATTGCAGAGTTCAATGCCTTGCTGAACAAGTACAATGGCGAGAAAGCAAGACACGGTTTCTATAACTTTGAAAAGATCAGTGTTGTCTCTGCGGGTGATCGTGATCCAGATGCTGAAGGCGTAGAAGGTATGTCTGCCTCTAAGCAACGTGCCAATGCTGGCGCAAATGATTTTACTACATTTGCACAAGGTATACCCGCGAACGTATCAAACAAAGATGCCAAGAAATTATTCAATGATATTCGTGTGGGCATGGGACTCAAAGAGACTACTCAGTTCAGAAATCACGTTGAACTCAAATCAGTAAGCAAGACTCGCGAGCAGTACGTTAACGGCGATCTGTTCAATGAGGGTGATCGTGTTATCATAACATCTACACAGAAAGAAGGTTACGTCCACAGACTGGGTACCAATTATGTTATTGTAGCATTAGATGAGGGCAGAGTCTCTCGGCAGTGGCTAGAGTCAGTTCAAAAGACAGATGGATGGTACAAAGATCAACCTGAATGGGGTGATCCTAAATCTACACAGTTAGCCAAGAAGAAAACTCCGGGTGAAATACCAGAGGATCAAGTGGCTAATACTCAGATGAAGATCGATAAAGAGAAACAGCAAGACAAGATTAAATTTGACA